GACCTAGGTCACAATGGTAACTCGCGGAGGAAATATGGCAGATGAACAGCAAGTACCAGAGGATGTGGTAACTCAGGAACCTGACGCCCCGCAGGCTGAGGTACAAGAAGCTGAGGCAGAGCCAGAGGTAGACTGGAAGGCCAAGTTCGATGAGAACCAGGCCACTCTGGATAAGCTGGAACAACAGCTAAAGACTGAGCAAGGACGTAATAGGAAGCGCGATGATACCGATTCGGCGGTGCTTGGGATAGGTGACCGTTTGTCTGCTATGGAGCAGTCGAACGCGGCCCTAATCAAGGCGCTGGCTGAAGGTGACACCGAAGGACTTCCGCAACAGCTTGGTCAAATCCAGGCCCAGTCCCAGAACACACAACGTGGTCGTGCCTATCAGAACCAGTACCGCGTACTGACTGAACAGCTAAGGGAAGCTACGCAGGATGAGAACGGCAATGAGATTCTTAGCCTGTACGATGCACCAGAGCTAGAGGATGTACGTCAAGCATGGGTCGATGCTAACAATAAGCGCAGTGTCTCGGCACTGTACAACACGTTAGTCCGTACCCATGAGGTTGTACGACAGGCAGAACGGGGTAAGGCCAGCGAAAGGGCCGAATCCGTAAGACAAGAAGAGCGTACCTCTGCCAAGCAACGGCTGGAAGAAGCTGGTATCTATGACCTAGATACTGGCCCTGCCAGCGGGGGCGGAGGCGCTACATTAGACGATGAAACTTGGTTTCGGGAGTACGGCAAGATGGACAACCCTACCCCTGAAGACCACGCTAGAGCAAGACGATATAACAAACGAAGGTAGGGATTAGTTATGGCCGCAGGCGATACGATTACCCAATCACTGGCCGATAGCCTTGATACCGTCGTGGCATCTGCCAGACAAATCCGTGAATATGAAGGGGTCATGCCTAACCTTGTAGATAAGGTTACGCTGTCCGAAGGCACTGGAACTAGCTGGCGTGAGATTTCCATGGCGGCTCTCAATGCCCAGAACATCACTGAAACCACTACGCTGGACAACCCACAGCAGATGTCTGATACGGTATTCAGCATCACACCATCCGTCACTGGTATCCAAACCCTGGTGACTGACCGTGTTGCTTCCCGCATCAACTCGCAGGCTTATGCCCAGCTTGGTAGCCTCGCACAGAACGCCATCCAGCGGAAGAAAGACGAAGACGGCCTCACTGTCCTTGATGGTGCGACCACTTCCCTCTCTGGTGCTGGAACCACCCTCGCATCTGGCGTCATTGCGGCGGCGGCTTACCGAATCAGTAGCAATGCGACTGAGCCTGGTAACCCACCTTATCGGTGCGTACTCCACGGCTTCCAAATCAAAGACCTCTATGACGAACTGACTGCTGGCGTAGATACCGCAGAGCGTGCAGACATCTCTGGTATCACAGCACGTGTGTTCCAAGAAGGCTTCCGTGGCAAGATTGCGGGGGTCGAAGTCTTTGAAGATGGGAATATCACCATCGACGGTTCCGATGATGCCAAGGGCGGCGTGTTCGCTCAAGAGGCCATCATCATGGTACAGGGACGCGCTCCTCGTACCGCCACGGTTCGCCGTGAGGACATCGGTGGTGGCGCTACCGTGGTATATCTCTATGATGAGTATGCCTACGGTGAGCGGAGTGCAGGGAACTGGTTGTTCGAGGTCTACTCGGACGCTACTGCACCTACTTCCTAGTGAATATACGGCGCACCATATGGTCTGAGGCCCACGGCCCCATACCTAAAGGGTGGGTCGTACATAATCTGAATGGTCAACCTGCGGATGTGCGGCTGGAGAACCTAGCCGCAGTTCCCAGGGATAACATCTTCCTGGCAACCGCTCCCTACAGGGTGCGAATACGAAACTTAGAGCTACAGCTCAAACAAGCAGGAGAACAACATGGCACAAGGCAGTGATAGTAGATTAATGATTGACGAGGACTTCTATGGTGCGGCATCTACGTTGGCCGCGACCACTGCTCCTCCGATAGCCCTTGGAAGTCTGAACGTAGTCGGTCAAGGTATCGCAGAGACCGACTCTGGTGCGCCTCGCATGGACTCCGATGGCCTTAATGGTGTGATACAACTCACCACGACCAACGAGGATGTCCACGCCGCTGGCTTGCAAAGCGCGACCATGTTCGATGTGGGCCTTATGGGAAGCATCGTCATGGAAGCACGGGTACGCCAGGCCGCACTCAATACAGGTGAGGTCTTCATCGGTTTCTCTGATGTGAACACTGACCTCGCTATCATCGAAGGCGCTATCTGTCATGGTGATACCGTCACCGTCACACTTACTGCTTCCGACTTGGTCGGGTTCCTGATGGCATCAGACCTTACCGACAACAGTGACTGGCACGGTGTATACAACGGTGGGACTACCACTGGAGAGACTGTCTCCACATCACTGGACTTCGATGCTGGCGCTACCGCTGGTGAGTACCAAGTCCTGCGCTTGGAACTATTCCCCAACGGCACCGTAGAATGGTGGGTTGACGGAGTATTGGAGCAGACCGTTACTGGTGCAGTCTCCACTTCCGTAGACCTATGCTTGAACGTCATAGTGGAGTCCAAGACCACTGCAGTCAAAACTATGGATGTTGATTACATCAGGGTCTGGGCCAACCGCGACTGGACTGTCTAAGGATAGCTACGAGTGACTACTCGTAGAGGGTTCCGATACGATAGTAGCCGTTCACGATTAGAAGTAACTGTGGACGGCACTGTCGTAGCGGTCTTCAATAATATCGCTCCTAGTCTATCTCTGACATCACCGCTGGAGGTTGACTCTGGCGGCACTGGCTTAGATAGTCTGAACGACCATTTCGTACTACTCGGCTCAGGGACTGATGCCATTACTCCTGTCACCCCCGGCACCGCCGGGCTTGTGTTAACAAGTAATGGCACAAGTGCTGACCCAACTTTCCAAGCTGCGTCAGCTGGTCATAGCTTAGGAATGGCAATGGTTGTGGGTGGTTAAGGTAGGTGTGACCTAGGTCACAATGACAAAACTTATATCAGCAACGGTAGAAGTACACCTTGATGAGCCTGCATTCAATCTGACTGAAGTCAACCTACAGGCTCCAGATAATAGTGGTTGGCGTAGGTATCAGATAATCGCCGTGGTGCGGGGCGAACGCATGGCTGAATACCGTGAAGACCTTGGGCCTAAGGAGAGCTTCACGGCTGATGCCTTCCGTATACCAGGCGGCGTATGGGATGCAAGCACTCGCAGGATGGAGATACTACATAGTGTAGGAGAGTTACGGGAGATAGCTGAATATGTACGGCTTGGCCCAACGGTCAGACCAGAGATAAAGCCCCGTGATTTGGTAGGCGAATACCAAGACCACATGGATAGATTAGTAACGGTATCTAAGGAGAGCGGCTTATGACCACAGATAATAGGATGGCTGTCGAACTGATGGAAGAAGCGGAGCCAGCACCTGAGCCTGGTAACTTCGATAGACGGAAAGTCATCCACTCGCCATCTGATGCGTTTCCTTTGGACATGCAGGTAGCGTCCCTGGAATCGGCAGGCTACGTATATGTATATGATACGGAGAATGGTGAGCGCTCAGTGGTTAACCGCAATATGCTGGAGACTCAACTTCAAAAGTTAAGGGAAGACGGCACGCGGTACTTCACTACGGTCAAGCCTGACGTAGAACCCAAACGTGGCACACTCAAGTGCCTACTTCACCAAGATGACCCTTCAAGGGGGCAGTATGATATCTGGGGTTTTCCGACTTGTAACAAGTCCAATCTCATTTCTGAGTTCCAAGTTAACAGGCACGTCCAAATCCGCCACAGAATGGAGTGGCAAACAATCTACGAAGAACGCGAAAGGCAAGAGAAAGAACAAGACCGACAAGACCGTGAGGACGAAAGAAGATTCCAGCGCGAACTCCTCGGTATCGCAACCCAAGGCCGACAGCAAACCCAAGCCCCAAGAACCGATGACGTCAGCATCTCAGGAACCGTCATCTACAACCCCTGCGACTGTGGTGGACAAGTCAGGGAAGGATACGTAGCACAGCATACTCGCAGTAAGAAACACCAGAGGTGGGAGAAGAAGAATGGCACACAACACAGTTGATACGACAGTCCTGACCTCTGATGGAGCGGTCAGTTCCAACCCAGGCAAGGTCTATTGGGTGCTTGTCTCTGCCGCCGCTACTGGCGGGGCATGGCAACTCAATGACAGCACAGATGATGGCGGCACCGACCTCGTAAGTGGGGTTCAGGCGGCTAATACCAGTCAGTTCCTTCGTTTCGGTTCAGAGAACGAGG